TCCTGCTATATCTAATGCTTCGCTATCTAAATCTATATTTAATGCTCCCCCACTATCTCCTTGAAAATCTAAATCTTGTGCTGTAACTTGACTATCTACGTAATCTTTTACAGCTGCTGAAGTTGGTAAAGTAGTATCATTATCATTTGAACTAATACCTTCAGACTCAATAACTAATGTTGCAGCCTTTATATTATCTACTTCTAAATTGCTAATCGTATTATTATCAGCATCAATTGTTTTACTTGTAAATGTTTGAGCACCAGTAGATATTGCTGTCTGATTTAAAGCATCTCTTACATTTGTAGCAGATGAGTTATCTAAACTTATAGGTATTTCAGACGCATCAATTGTAAAACTATCTGTAACCTTACTAACATTTTGTAATCCTACACTTTTAGAAGCACTACTATTTACTATTTTTCCACTTACTTGAGGTGGAGTTGTTACTTTAGCAGTAATAGCCATTATGCTGCCGCCTTCCATATATCTGCACCAGTACCGTCAACTTGTATTGCACTATTAGAAATAACAACATCGCCTTGAATTTGTCTTGTATAAATTGGATTAGCTGTTGTAGTTACATCTTTTTCTAACAATTCCCATACTCCTTCAAATCCATCAATAAAATGTTGTGTTGCTTCTGCTGGTAATGTTAATGTTACTGTATTACCAGTTATATCTGCAATTAAATCGAATTGTACTTCAGTGATAGTGGAATTAACTGCCCAAGTATCATTATTTGCTTGAGTTCCTACTGTTCCAGTTTTTTGTGGTCCTGTAAATGTAGAATTTGCAAAATCCTTTTGTATTTTTCCTACAAATTGCTTATTAGCATTCATTGTATGAGTGCTGTCAAAAGTAATGACATTTTCAAAATCACTACTTTGTTGTATTTCTATATCTTGGTATTGGTTTGATGAAATCATAACCTAACCCCCTAATATAAAAATATTACGTTTGCTGAATTAGATTTTGTCGCACAAACTGGATATATATTACCTGCTAACAATCCTGTAAATGTTACATCTACATCATTTATTGTTAGTATATAATTTCCAGCTACTTTGACATATATTGCTCTACACGCATCTTGGTCGCTTTGTGTTGCAACGACTGCTGCTATATATGGAGCTACACTTTCTTGTACTGCGTAATCATTAAGTCCTTTAGCCATGGTTTTCTCCTATTATTAAATTGCAAAAGTGCTCATCGGACTAGCGATAAACATTTTATTTTTGTTACTTTCATTATCTGCTACTTTTTTCTGAAATTCTTTTAAGTAATACTCTTTAAGTTTTATATCTCCAGCTCTTTCTGCTAACGAAGCTCTAACATAACATACTACAGCCATACTTAAAGCTCTATTTAAATTTAAATGACTATTTTCATCTGGGCTTACCGCTTCCGTTAAAGATGGATTTGTCCAAGTATCTTCGTCTGTATCTGTAGCTAATACATTTGGGTCTGTAGTAACGAAAGGTTTTAAAAATGCTGTATATTCAACTCTAATACCATTTGTAATTGCTTCATCTGGATATGAAATATCATCAGCAAATCCTCCAGTTATTCTTCCTTGATTATCTACAACTCTACCAGAACTTCTTAAAATTCTATATAATTTTAATTTATTTGATTCAATAATATAAGCATAATTTCTATTTGTATCATAACTCATGGATTTACGTCCTCACTAACAATTGGTTCTCCTGATAATCGTCTTATTTGTTTATATTTATTATCATCATCTGTATCTAAAATACTAATACTTTTAATTGATACTAAATCTGCTGGCAAATCATAATCTCTTGTATCTTTTACTATATTTAATTTTTTTGTTCTTAAAAATATCTCATTTTGTGAATTTAATAAATTTATTGCATCTTTCATATAAGCAATTACTAAATTAGTATCACGAGAATTTACTCTTTCCATTATTTCTAAAACTTTCATTATTGTTCCCTTCTTTGAGATTGTTGTTGTTGTTCGGGAGCAGCTATTGCACCAGATATAGCTTGCAATTCAGACACAGCTCTTTGATAATAACTTAACGCTACTTGTAATCTTTGATTTGCAATAGATAAATTTCCTTGAGAAGCTTGTAAAACTGCTGCTGCCATTTCAGTATCTTCATCTTGTAACCAATGTATAGCAGATAAACTTGTCTTGCTTGTTGCATCGCTTGAAGCCATACCACCTTCTAAAATCTTTTCAGCATCTAAAGAATTTGATAATCGTAAAAAATCTAATGATGCTGCATATAATAATGCTACATTTTCAAATTCTGTCAATACCCATGCATCGGTATTTTCATCAATTAATGGAGGAGCCGAATAAACAATCACTCCTTTATCTCCCTCTTCATAATTAAGAGCTGTCAAGCTTCCTCCTAATGGCGTGTAAATTTTACTAAATGTTAATGAAACATCTGTTCCATTTGCTGAAGAATTTGATGAAGCTACAAAAGTAGTAGAATTAGTAATAGATTCAATTGTAGTCCCAGTTAATCCAGGACCCGTTATTTTCATTCCAACTTTTATATTTGCTGTGCTATCCATAGTGACATTAGGACTTCCGTCTGTAGTATCGCAAGTATCATCTACTAATCCTGAATAGTTATTATAATCAGGGTCTGGTTTAATATAAATCTTACCACTTAATTTATAATACTTTGGAAACATTTTTGTGGGTTTAGATAAACTAGTATTTTCGTCTGATGCGTGTATAGCAACATCTGGCATTTCTTGAGCTACTCTTTTTTTACCACTATCAAAACGATATACTGATAATATTTTATCGTAAGCTATTCCAGAACCAGAACCTATAAGATTTACATCAATACTGCTAAATCCTAATACTTCAGTTTCAGATGCAACTGACCATAAAAATCTTTCAGGTAAACTAGATACAATAAACTTAGCTCCAGCATTAAGATGCTCTACTAAAAATCTAGCTTTAGAACCGTTTCCAGTTATATTATTTACTTTTTCCCATAACTTCATAATTTTTCCTGTTCACATATATGGCTCCTGTAGGGAGAAAGGAGGTAAAGAACCTACAAAAGCCATAAATGTAATTATGCTATTCTCAAGTCCAAATAGCGTGTGATTCTGGCATCTTATACTCAAAACCAGCTTCAGTTAGAATCATATCTACTCTCTTGTCTATACCTGAGTTTTCTAAGTTCTGAACTCCTACATAGATAGAGGTATCACGATTCACTCCATTACCAACTAACGGTCTGTAAGCAACATTATTCATGTTAACTGCAAGGATTTTAACTTGTGAACCATCTAAAGCAATACATCTTGACACATTCATGTCACCATATACTGTTGAGAAAGTTGTTACGTCTAATCCCATTACTTTTTTACGACCAGTCATTGCAAGGTCTGCACCAAATAGTCCAACATTACCAGCGTTTGAAGCACCAGCATTTGTTTGACCAATCCCGATGTTATTCTTAAAGAATCCACCTAGTTTATGTAACCAAGTATATACAGCAGTGCTACATAAGTATACTGTTGCTTTATCTTGATTATATCTTGGGTCTTGGTATTTTGACATATCATCTAAGAAATCATCGATTGTCTTAGTTGCTGTATTTAAGGTAAATAAATTACCATAGTTCAATACATAGTCTACTGCACCTTGTGTATGTTGAACATCACCTGATTTGTATTGAGTGCTGAATAATCCAGCGTGTTCAATATCCCACTTGTGTTCAATTAGTTTGTCTTTCCAGATACGAGCCCATTCATTTGGTTCATACTTTAAAGCTGTTGCTCTTGCAGTATTAGTCATACCAAATTCAGTTCTAAATATCTGAGTTGCACCATAACCAGTTGAGTAAGGATTATCTTTCCATTGTTTTCCAAGTAAAGATGAACCTTCAGCAAAAGAGTTACCTACTACGTAAGTACGCTTAGTTTCTAAAGGTCTTGCACTATCACCAGATATTGCAGCATTATATGTTACCATATCAGCTGCATTACCAGTAAATGATGCAAGTTCAACTGCTGCTCCACTAGCTCTTAATACTGTACCTTCTATACGTACGTATTCTGAATTAGCTCCTGCTACTCCTCCTACTGATGACAAATCTGCTCCAGTAACAGCAACAGGGTCTGATATAATGCGAACTAATAAATAGTCAGTCATTGCACCGCCATTAGCTGTTGAAGACATAGGGACTTTAAGGATTTGATTTTGAAGGAAAAACTCAGGTGAAGTTCCGCCTGATGCTACTCTAATTTCTGAACTAAGATTTCCAGATATATTCTGGATGTTACCAGCACTTTTATAGTCTCCCGCCATTAGTAGTTTGACTGTATCGCCTACTACTATTACGTTATCGAGATTATCTGTTGCACGCAATTGTGCATCAGCAATAACTGCCGTGTTTCCAGCACTATGAGCCCAACCAACTACGTAAGCGTAACGCTTCATAAAAGATTGTCTCTTTTCAGTGAATTTAAATTCAGGGTCATCAGTAGGTTTCTTAGATAGAGATGAAACTAATCTGAAAAATGGAGTTTGGTCTAAAGCCAATTCTCCGAATCTTTCAGAAAAGTCATACTTTCTACGTAGGTCACCTGTTGGTAGTGCTGTTGTTGGGTCAATCCCGCCAACATTTCTACCCGTATTAGTCAAACCTGATGAGCTTGACAATGCAAATGGTGTGTTTGCCATGTTATACCTCCTAGGGTATTAGGGTTATATTAGTTTATCTAACCCAGCACCTTCAGCAAGCAACTTATCGAAAACTGCATCATCTACAGACGATTCTTGTCTTTGTACATTCCCACTTGACGCAACGCTTATTGGCATTTGTCTAACATTTTTCATTTGTTGTATTACTTCATTTCTAGCATTACCAGCTACTTGCGTATCTCGGTTATCTCTATTTTTCAAGTAATAAACATCTTCCAATGATAGTTTATGTCCTTTTGCATAATCTATTAAATCGCCATAGTCTTCTTGAGAAATATTGAATTTACTCTTAAATTCACTTTCCTCGGAAGCCCTACGTGATTTCTGAGATTGTTGTTGTGCAAAATCACCTAATCTACGTTGTACTACTCCATCTACTGTTGCATTAAACAACTTAGCAGATTGAGAAGCAGGGTCTGACAAAGCTTCATCGTAATCAAACATGAAGTCTTCATCTATTCCTAGTTGCTCTTTTACGCTCTTTGGAGCTGAGCCGCCACCCTCAAAATAACCTCTCACATGAGAAATTAAATTAGGGTCTTCTTTCATTGCGTTTAGTAAAGGCATATAAGGTTCTATCTCTTGTAAACGGTTATTAAGTCGTTTAGCTTCACGAGAAGAGTCGCTATATCTCTTTTCTAAATTATCTACATTTTCAGTAGATACCTGTTGTTGCTCTATCCCAGGGTTCCCTTCGGAAGTTATCTGTTCTACATATTGAGCCTCATCATTTTCAATTGGCTGGTCTAGTGTTTCACCCATGACTTGCTTGTCAAGCTGAGAAAAAAATTCTTCAGCCACAGTATCATTTTCAGGGGCTAATGGTTGTGTTGCTTTTTCAGCATCATCAACTAATAGGTTATCCGTATTATTCATATTCATACTGTACTCCTTCTAATTTACAGTTACTTTTTCTTATTATCAACACTAATTTTCTGTTTTTCTAGTGCTAATTCTTTTTTTGCCATTTCTACAGTATCTTTCATACTATTTTGTAGAATTTTCTGCTGAGCTTGCGTTTGTGTAACTGACTTATCTATTGACGCAGCTCCTTCATTAATTTTATTTTTAATTCCAGATTGAACTACTGCTCTTTCTAGTGAATCGATAGTTCCTTCTTGAGTTGAAATAGTTTCTTCCATACTAGCAACTTGTTGTTGTAATTGAGAATATAAACTTTTTCTTTGTAATAATGCTTTTTTATTTCTTATATCAGTTTGCTCTATCATAGCAACATCATCAATTAGTCCAGACTGATACCATTTAAAGTATTCATCTAGTAATGCCCAACGATTTACAGGTTGAGTAGAACCAGCAACTATTCTAATATCAAATTTTGTAGCTTGATAATCATTAAATCTTTCTATTACATTTCCAAAAGAATTATACATTGGAATATTAATTGAAACTTCATTTACTTCGCCTTCAGTTGCTCCAGCTTCTGGTTGAACAATTCTAAAAACTTTTTGTGTAGTATATACAAATTGAGCCATATCTCTAAAAATATTTCCCATATGCTCTAATCCTGGTTCAACAATATTATTAACCCATTGTCTTACTCTACGAGTTCCATATTCATCCATTGCTAACATACCACGATAAGTTTCATGACTTTGGTCTCCAACTCCTTGCATACTTGAAGAAATCCCACTTAAATGCTCTATATCTTGTTTACCTTGTTGCGTAATTGTGTAAAATGCACTATTAATTGGTAAAGGCTGTACTGCTGTAGGCGGTTCAAATCCTTGTCTATATTTTAACATAGCTCCAGGAGAACTTGAATATTTTTCCCATTCTTCTTCGTTAACACTTCCTTCAGTATATAACCATCTTAAGTTAGATGCTAAATTTGCATTATGTAACATAATTTGATGAGCTTTATTTATTTCTCTTTGTTTACCAATCATCGGTAAAACTGCACCAACTGGATAAGGAGTATTCGTATAGTTATAATTAATAGGTATTATTGGATAATCTTCTATAGGTAATATTGTTTCATATAGATACATATCTCCAACAGAAGCACACATTTTAATTTGTGTCTTAAAGAAATCAACAACATCTACAATATTTTTTGCAAAAATTTCTTCTTTAGCCAGTTTGTCAAATAAGCCTTTTTCCATAACTTGTTGAACAGTTCTTGATTTAGTTTCAGTTAATTGTGCTTCCAAAATTGCTTGTTGCTCTTCCATTTTCATCTGAGCTTCTTTTTGTGCTTTTTGTAATTCAAGCTGCATTCTTTCAGGAAGCATTTCACCTTCTTCCACTAATTTAGAAAATTCCATTTCTTGTTCTCTTAAAGAAACTTGAATTTCATTTACCATAGAAGCTAATTGTTCTTGAGCTTGAGCTTTAATTTGTTCTAATTCTTCTGTAGTAGGAGGTTGTTTAATCCATGCATTAACATATGGAATTTTTTCCTTAGTATATACTTCATAGAAATCAAGAATTTCATCTTGCTCTCCTTCTAAAGTATATGCTTCATACTCTACGTCTCCAGGTTGAATAGTTTCTGATAAATGAACATTTCTTTGTGAATACTGTTTACTTTCTGTTGAACCACTTGCTCTAACAATTTTCTTTTTAAAATCTGGAAATAATTTAGTTAAAGCTGTTTTAGATAAATTCTTTTGTACAATTATGTAACTGGCATCACGAAATAAAAAATCTCTACTTTGAGGGTCTACATATAAATCATATGGGTCTATAGAATTAAATACTACTTCTCCCATTCCTCTATCAGCATCTGGGTCAATATCTATTTTAAATACTCCCATTCCTTTTACTAAAGAATCTTGAATAACGCTTCCAAATAAACTTTTACCATTTGATAAATGCCAACAATGTTCAGCAATCATACTATGAATATGAGCTATATCTGTATCACTACCTTCAGTTCCAATTGCTTGCCATCTTGGATTATTTGCTGTAACAAAGAATTTCATAATATCAATTGCAGGAGAAATACGATTAATAATAAAATCTGGCATACCTCCTTCAAGAAGGTCTTCTTTTTCCTGTGCAGACAATTGTTCATTTAAATAGAAATCCATACTTTGCTGAGAATCAGTAAACCATTTTTTTCTAAAGTAATTATTTGCTTTTTGAAATAATTGTTTATTTATATCTGCTTTATTTTTTCTGCCTTTTTTAGCCATTAGCCCCTCACTTCAAAATGTGGTAAGTCATCAAAATTATTATCTTTAGTATGTGTATCGGAATTCCAATCTCCACCCCAACGAATATTTAAACCCATTTGAGACGCTATTCCTTTTACAAATCCTGCAAACAAATGAAATCTATCTCTATCTTTCCAATCAATTGGATAGGGAGCTATGTCTACAGCTAAAGATGGATACTTATTATGACTACCTTGTGGATATTTTAGTTTACTAAACCCGTCTTCAAATGCTTTGTTCTGTTCGACTTCATCACGATAGCCTTGTATAACAGTACAATCAAAATGTTCTACTACTTCTTCAAATAGTTCTACTAATCGTGGGTCACACGTATTTAGTTTTTCTTGCGATTTTTTACCGAAACTTGCCATTATCTTTTCATGTATGGACTTACATCAGTAAGACCAGATTCTTCTGCTTCCATTCTTAATTCTCCTGGAGATGAAGGATTTATAATTTCTTGATTTGTTGCTTGTCTCATTTCTCCTCTACCAAAAATAGAATCTTCTACTCTTTTCATATTAATATCATCTTGAACTATTTTATTAATTTTTTTTGGAGGCATTTCTTCGTATTCTCCAACTACTGCTTTTCCAGCTTCAACGACTTTTTTACCAACTGTATTAGCTGCTAATGGTGGGCTAAGTGACATCATAGTTGCTATTAAACTTTGGTCTTTTAATCCTAAAAATCCACCTAGTCTTTGAACATTATCTCTAACTTTTTCATATTGTTCTGGTAATCCAGAAATTCCTTCTGCAACATACCTTCCTAATTCTAACGCTCCCAATCCCACTTTTCCATAAAGATTCTTTACTTTATCTTTATCTATTCTATTATTATCCATATTGCCCATTTTATTTATAATAATATCTTCAACGCTTGCGTCACTTTGCTCTACATCAATCATTCTATCTCCTCTACCACTTACTCTTTGTTTTGGTAGTGAGCCTTTAAATAAAACTTTTCTTTCTTCATCAGATAAATGTTGTCTTAAATTTTCACTTGTTGCATACATAAATAATTCTATTCCAGCATCTCCATTTGCAGGGTCTAATAAATTTAATACTTCTTCTGGATAATTATCTCTAGCTGCATAACTTCTTGCTAGTATTGTTCTATCATCATAACCCTTTCCTTTTAATACGGAATATAAAGAATCTGCTTGTGTTGATTGAGGACCCCATTTTCCATCAATTTCATCATAAGCCAATAAACCTTTTTCAGCTAAAAACATTTGTCTTTCCTTGTGTACATTTGCTTCTTGCAATGCGTTGGAATCTTTCAGACGAGGATTAAAAAAATTAGGATTTATTTCGTGTTTTTGCGTCCAATTAGCTTCTACCGCTCCTTTATTCATATCAATAGGAGGATTTAGCCTATCAGCTCTAGCACGTAACTTATTAGCTCTTTTTTCTTTAATTCTTGTAAATAATTTATTTTTACGATTTTTTTCTATAATATCTCTATCTATTATTTCACTCATAATTATCTCCTATGATATTAACCAATGTTTTGCTTTTCTTTTCGGTTTGTACCATTTTGGTTTATCTTTTGTCCCATTTTGTTTATAATTAGGGGGATAAGCGTGCAAATTAGCATAATATAGTCCCTCAATTGTATCATCATGAGCCATTCTTGGTCCAAATGTAATAATTTCGTTAATTAAATCAAACATATTTTCTTTAAAATATAATGAACCCACACTAAAAATACCAGATAAACCTGAATAAATTCTATTTCTTTTTTGAGTACCTCCTGGCTTTTCAGGAATAACACTAATATCATATCTGTTTATTCTTCTTCTTTCGTCATTTAATGCTTGAAAGATACTACGATTCATAGCAACATCTTCTACAGTTGCTTGCTTACAATTATATTTATTATATAAATCTATAATATAATCTACTACACCTTTCTTATCCATAATAGTACCATCTTTATTTTTAGTACCTAAAGTCGGAATACTACGATGTCTTTCATATTCTAATACATAACGATTATTATTTGCATCTACTGCAATTACCATTATAACACTAAAGTCTGATTCTTTTGTATCTATATCTGTAGCAGGGTCACATCCTATAAATGTATTAACAGGAGTTTTATCTCCATCATTTATAATATATCCAATTTTTTCTTGTTTATCATATTCGTAATATCCATCCCAATATTTAATATGCTTTTGGGTCCAAACTGAATCTTCCTCAGATTGTACTTCCATCATATACTCCTGGAAAAACTTACTTGGTGTTCCACTATCTCTATAGAATTTCTTTTTTTCATCTAACTTTGAAATTGGAAACCACCCAGGCCATAATGCAGTTCCATCTGGCAATATTGCTTTATAAGTAATTACTCTCCACGCAAACTTGTCTTGATTTTCTTTTTGCCTCGCATAATTAATGATAAGATTATTGATGAAAGAGTCGTAATGAACAGGAGTACCATTAACCCTAAGACGACCAGTATGAGGCTCAATAGCAGGATAAACAACTGCAGTAACAAGATTAGAGTTTTTAGCCCTCGCATCAGCACTAATGGTATTTGCCTCATGCTCGAAATCATCCAAAATAATAAGGTCATACCTTTTATGTAATTTTGCCCCACCTCTAATACCCGCTACATTTGATTTTGATATTAGTTTGCATTGATTTGTTAATTCTATATCTTCTTCTGTCCATTTTCTGCCCTTCATATTACCAAAGTAATATTTTATTTTATCATTATATTCAAGGTGATATTTAATATAGTCCATATTCCCTACACTTAATTTTTGCGTAGCAGATACCCAAGCATAGAATAACATATCATCCTTTGGACAAAAACAAAAATCTTTTATGATACTTGCTTTCGTAAGAACTGTTTTTCCATGCCCCCGAGGTAAGATGATAGCTAATTGCTTCACCTCTAAATCATCAATAGCATCTCCCATCTCATAATGAAAGGGAGGAGTCTCGCTTCGCATAAAGTCATCTGGTAAAAATAATTTACCAAATGTTATTAAGTCTTTACTTGCTAGCCTTAGTGTCTCTTCTGCTTTGCTTACGTTCTGGCTGTTTATGTTCACTTTGTTCCTTTAGTATTTTTTCCATATACTTTTTAAGTTTATTTTCATCTTTATTCATACGAATATACTTATCAAGTACATTATCCATCAGCATTACATGACGTTGTAACATCTGTAATTCCATAGCAATAGACTTTATCCCTCTAAGTAAATCGTTTTTACTAAGACTTTTTTTACTTTTCATCCTTGTCCCCTACTCCTTTTCTTGTAGTATTTTTTACTCAACTTATTTCCGTACTTTGTATTATTACTTTGACCTTGACGAGTTTTCTTTTTTCCGTTAGTTCTTATCGTTTGAATTGCTACACCTTTCATCTATATTAATTCTCCCAACATTTTATACTTGTTCTGTCAAATTCCATTGTTACCCAACCCGTACGTTGAATACCATAGAAATTATAACGTGCATAATCTGCATATCTAAGAAAAGAGCCTCCTCGTATAAACCATTTACGCTTCAAGGTTTCTTCTCCCTTATCGTCAATAGTTAACGAATCCATTGGCTTAGAATATAATTGATGATTATGTCCTAGAAAATATACATCTCCATCACTATAGACTGAAGCCATTTGGTTTAATTCCATATCTCCGTTTTTTGCTCCACTCTTTCCGTGACCACTTACTAAAAACCAATCCTTATCACCAATTGATATTTTAGAGTATCCAGGTAATCTGAAGTATGGAACATCCATTTCACTTGCAAGTGTCTTACAAATATCAAAGTCAAGGATATTAAAACTTCTTAGATAGTCATGATTCCCGCCTCGTATAAATAAACACTTATCCTGTATGGGTTGGACAAGCTTTAAGAACGAAATATATTGTTCTTCTGGAGGACTGGATTGTCCTCGTGGGTTTATCTTGTAATTAGGGGGAATCAATTCTATCATATCTCCATTCCCAAACCATCGTGCATTTGGGTCTTCATAGATAATTTTTATTGCTTCCTGAAATTTCTTTAAGTCAAATTCTACTGCTCCTACGTGTATATCAGTTAATCCGTGAATCCGTAATTTCTCATCACTCTTTACATGGAATAACTTACCAGGCTCTATATTCATCTTATCGTATTCTTTTACATTCGATGGAATCGGTATAGAAAACCACTTCCCGCAACTCTTGCAGCTAAACTGCTGCTTTAGTGTTTCTTTATTTCGTTTCTTACCTTCTTTTTTAGTAAGCATACTACTACAATGTGGACAAACCATTAATCCTCCTCTATTAGTTCTGGTAGAAGTTTTCGTTGAGCACCTTCTATTTCATCGGGACTAAAACCTTGAAACATCCCTATGACACCAGTTTCTATTGTTCTTGTTGTATTTCCTAGTGTACCAATAGCTTTCCCTAATTCTTTTAGAGATTGCAATGATACATTTTGGTCTTCACTTGTATCCGCTAGTTGTTTTAAAGAACCTAGTATATACTCATGGTCTATACCTAGCTCTTTTGCTATATCTTTTGATGTTTTTTCTATCTCAGTCATAACTCTCCTTTGTTTGAGTAGTACTACAGCTTTTTTTCTAGCCGTACCACGATTTGCTTCTGAAAATGCTTTCATATACGCAGCTACTGCGTCTTTTCCTACTGCCACACTGGTGGCGAAAATTTTTTCCCTGTTCGTACAATTGATACGTTCCTTCACTCTTTGGTTTGTATTCTTGATTTTGGTACTAAATGTGTAGCGATTAGGGTGTTTCTGAAAGTCGGTGTCCATGTATGTTTTGTCAGCATTGATAAATGTTCCAACTATTGTTCTTACATAGCCTTTAGATTGTTTATAATTCTTAGAATCTTTAGGATGACTAAGTTTATCAGATACCTTTAGTAGCTGAACAACTTTCTTATCGTCACTCAAAACCCAATCTCCTTCTTTTCCATCTCTCCATTCGGAGTGAAGTATCCCTTCGGGATTGTGCGTTTTAAATTCTTTTTCATTATCATACACATAATGAATTATTTTTTTTATTTTTTTATTTTCCAATTTTACTTAATTGTTTATGTAACGATTCAATTAAAAACATGACTTCTTCATGTACCCAATACTTTTTTCCATTGATTTCAATAGGTATCGTGCTGGTTCCTTCTTTAGCATCGGCTTCATCTTCTATTAGCTGCATTACTTCATCTTCATCTTCTAATTCCTTAGATAGAATGCGTTCAAGCTTTACTAGCTTCTCAATTTGACCTAAGATACGCTCTTGGTCCTCTTGAGGAAGCCTACTTAACCAATTAATTGTTGTTCCCATACTTTTTTTCCTTGACAAACATTAATAAACATCTTATCTTTGATAGCTACTAGCATCTACTTTATCTACTTATAGATAAATACTATCTATATAGATTTCTTTTTCTTTGGTACTTTCTTTTTCTTTAAATCTTGGGCAGCTACTAACGCTTTTTCTTTTTCTGCTTCTATATGTGCTATGGCATCTTCAAGCATCTTATGATTTAATTGAGCTTTCTGTTGTTCTTTAACTCTATCTTCATGCTCTCTTCTTGCTACACCTGTTAATGCGTTTCCACCGCCTAAGTCTTTACTTGTAATTGTCATAATAATCTCCTTTGATTTCTGATTGTACACAAATATAAGCATATACCCATGTTATTTGCAACAAAAAAATTGTAGCATTTTGAAGTAGCCCTATATATACACACCCTACCCCCATGAATGAGAGTTTTGATTATACAATTTACGTTGTATATGCTTTCGAATAACAACATCGGAACCAAGGAGGATACGATGAGTGCAAAAAATACTGGTGCTAACCAGAAAAACATAGAGCCTGGGCCTACTCCAGGTCAAATAAAAGTAGAACAGATTCATAACAAAGCTGTACGCAAGTGTGACCAAGGCGAAGCTGGTAAGAATCTAGGCCTTAAAGCTTATAGATACTTCAAGGCTAATACTGTATGGTATGCAGCTGAGAAGGAATTATCCA